GAATTTCAGCATAACGTCTGAAAGCTCTTCACGGCCTTGGGTCTTGATGATGGCGTCTTTTTCCCATGTTGGAAGTGACTTCCACTGATCAGATGCAGCTAAAGCCTCGACGATGGTTTGTTTGGCGTTGCTATTGATTTTGGCGTTCTTGAGGTCAAAATTAAGAGCTTTCCAACCTTCTTTGGTGTTGGCGGTATCTTTCAGCACTTGAGGTAAATTGTCTTTAACCTTGGCATTCTTTTCGTCCCAAATGAGGGAGTTCCAGTCGGCGTTGGCCTTTTTAGTTGAGCTTGATGCCTTCTTCGTGGTGTCGGCTAAAAGTGAGCTAGATTTCTGCATCTTTTTGGATGCAGCATCATATTTAGCTTGTGCCTGATCAGCAGATAATCCCATGTTCTGAAGCATCAAGACGATTTCTTGCTCAGTATAGCTAGACTTTTTACCAGCGGCTACAACGCCGTTTGTAAAGCCGTTAGTGGCCGCAAGCTTGCGTTCTTGCAAGTTCGCGTATTGATTGGCGTATTCAGATTCGCTGATCGCGCCCTCATTGCGCAGCTTCTTCAGCGCAGATTCCTGCTTGTTGATAGTAGAAACTTCCTTACCATACTGAGCAGTCAAATCTTGCACGCGCTGATCAGCTTGCTTTTGAGTAAGCTTAGACACATCACCGTTCATCGCTGCCAAGATTTGCTTCTTCTTGGAGTTTGAGATGTTGAGGAGATTGATGTCATTTTCTTGCATTTGGCGCTGGGCATTAAGCTCATACTGGGTCTCGTCAGCAGTCAGTGCCCGGTGCTCAGAATTTGCACGCTTATCAATGGCGGTGATTTCAGTATGGTATTGCTTAGTGCTTGCTACGATCTGGTCGATTTGCTTCTTTCGCGCCTCTACAGAAGCTTGCAAGTCATCTTGCATGTCCCCTGGCAAAATCTTGAGGTTTTTGACGATATCTTTTTTGGCTTCGGCCGCATCTTTAGTGATTTGGTCATACATGCCGTCGAATCCTTTTTGGATACCGTCTGTAGACGTAACAACGCCGTTTTTCATCGAGTCAAAAGATGCCGTCACACCATCACTAGCAGACTTCATCGAAGACAGCGATTTGTCAGCAGCCGCACCAACATCAGAACCCCAGCGTTGGGTTCTTTGACCAGCTTCATAAGCTTTCTTACCCCAAATCTCCCAGACGGCATATCCAGCAGTTGCTACTGCCGCCGCACCTAGCAAGGCAGGAGCAATCGGGCTAATGGCAGCTAACAAGCCACCCGCTCCAGTTGCGGCACCGCCAGCAGCGACACCGGTTTCACCCAATGCCGTTGCCGCCGTCCCAGCCGCTGGTGCCACTTTGAGGGCTTCAAAAGCGGTCTTGCTAAAGGCAGATTTGATCACGTCGAAACCAGTTGATCCTAGCTTTGCGGCAGATGCCGCTCGTCCAATGCCGCCAGCAACGGCGGAAAAAGCACCAGCACCGCCACTGGCTACCCGGAACACAGCACCTAAAGCACTAGATGCTGGCCCAACAGCCGCGGCGAGCAAAGCCCACTTAATGATCGATTGTTGTGTGGATGAATCCATCTTGCTAAACGCCGTGATGACTTGGGTTGCCTTATCAATCAGTGGCGTCAGTGTCGGCAACAGTTTCTGTCCGACGGTGATGGCCAAAACATTCAGCGATTCTTTAAATTTCGCAACCTTGGCGGCCTGCGTGTTATTCATTGATTCGGCAATCTTCTTGGTGGTGCCCGCTGCACCTTTGGCATCTTTAGTCATGCCACGCAACGCGTCACCGCCTTCACTGACAAGGGCGTTCATCCCGGCTTGAGCTTCGGTACCAAACGCGGTTGCGATTGCGGATGCACGTTGGGCATCAGTCCAACCTTTGGTATTGTTCTTGATCTTGTCCAAAATTTCAGGCAAGGTCAGGGTGCCCTTCTTGAAGTCGCCTACGGAAATGCCGAGCTTTTGAAACCCTTCGATGTTCTGCTTCGACGGCTTCATCAGCCGGGTCAAGGCACCACGCAAAGCAGTACCAGCGACAGAACCTTCGATGCCCTGATTAGACATCAAGCCGATAGCGGCAGCAGTCTCTTCAAGGGAGATCCCGGCGGCGTGGGCGGATGGGCCGACGTAAGTCATGGCCTCGCCCATATCTTGGAAGCCTGCGGCAGTCTTATTGGCGATCAGGGTCAGCCCGTCGGTAACTCGACTGGTATTTTTCAGCATTCCCGCCGTGGTGTTTGATTTGAGACCAAACTGCTCCAGAACGGAGGTGGAAACGTGCATAACATCGTTGAAGTCATCGCCAGAAGCCTTGGCAGCATCAAGCACGGCAGGCATAGCGCCCATCGTTTGCTGGGCAGTGTAGCCACGTTTGACCATTTCCTCCATCCCGGAGTTGATGGATGCTGTTGAAACACCATACTGAACAGCCCACTTTTTAGACGCAGCCGCCATTTGGTCAAGCTGACCACGGAATTTCGCCGTGACCGCGCCACCATTGGTGAGCAAAGGTCCAATGTTATCAATCTGCGAGTTAAAGTCAATCGCAGATTTCACGGCTTTGGTAAAGCCCAGAGCGAGAGGTGCAGTGATCGCCATAGTAGCCTTAGAGCCAAAGCTGGTCAGTGATGTGCTAACCTTGCCGGTTGTCGTCGCAAATTTCGCCGCACCAGCGCTAGCTTTCGTCCACGCAGAATCTTGCAAGATAATTTCTTTGCGTAATGCAGACATGCGATTTGCCACTTGCTGTGCTTGTGCCGCGGTTTTGTTGTATGCCGCAGCCGCGTTTGCTTGACGGGTTGCAAGCTTGCCATCGACGTCGCCAGTTTCTTTGATTTTCTGGCTTAACTCGTTGTACGTCGCCGCTTGTTTTTTAAGCTCAGCATCATAGTTTTTAGCCTGAGTCGACAGTGTGCTATAAACAGTTTTCATGCTGTTGATGGACTTAGCAGACCCTTTAAAAGCCGCGTCCTGTGCTTTCAGTTGTGCTGTGGTTGACTTTACCATTGACGATAAAGTCCGCGCAGACGCCTGAAATGGGTCAATATCAAGCGACACGGTTGCGGCAATATGGCCTAAATTTCCTGCCATGTGTTAGCCTCCTTTCCCAAACAAAAATGGAAAGGCTTTGTCGATAGTCGTCTCAAGGACTGGCTCAGGCATCGCTTTTCCATCTGTTTGCTGATTGAGTTCTGACAACCGTTCAAAGTCGTCATAAGTCATCGTATCGACCTCAGCTAGTTTGTAGCCTTCTTGTCTTCGGGAGTTGTAGAAGGCGTTGATTTGCCAGATTGCTTTGTCGATGTCCGCGGCCGTGATTTTTTTGGGCTTGGCTTTTCACCCGGTTTCTTTCCCTGATTCAAAGCATCAGCCACACCAATGTTGATCGATTCGAGGGCATCACGTGTTGCCCCGTCGATAACTTCCGCCATAGTAAATTCTTGATTCCAAAAATCTACCGCAAAGCGTGCCAAATATTGCTCGTTTTGATCAAAGTCTTCATCGGTCGGCAAATCCTTGCTGTACATCACCGTTTGCTGGCGTTGAAGCTTTAAAGCATTTGTGATGTCGTGCAAAGTTGGTTCTTCATTACGGACGAATTTTTTGTCTTTACCATCAATGATGAGTGTAATTTCGTAAGCCATTTTTACCTCCTAGTTCCCGCCCACTACTCGTGTATTGTGGATTTCTTTGGCGAGATTCAGTTACTAAACGTCAGCGCTTTAATTACCAGTGGGAGTCGTTGAAGATGCTTTCAAGACGCTCAAATCTTCAGCTGTCTTAGGGAAAACAGCTTGTTTGAAGTTAGCTAAGCTGAAGCCATTGTCAGATTCGCGGCCAACCAGAACCATCAGACCAGTATCGGAATCGCCACGCGGCGCGCCAGTGCCTTCAATCTTGTCAGCTGTTGGGTCAGGCGTGCCATCAACAGTCTTAGTATCAACACCGGGCATCGTGTACTTAGCCTTCAGTAAGGCGAACCAGATACCCTTGCCAGCTTCGTCCTTGGTGCGGAACATCAAAGCGATGTCGTTTGGCACAAGGTTCTTCTTGTACATAGAGATGCCGTTCACGGTTTCGACACCATAGAAATCTTTTTGAGCATCTGAGTTGATGTCGTAGTTTTCAAGTGTCAGTTTTGCTTCGGTGATACCACCAGATAAAGTGACGTATGGGCCATCATCGGCCGCTAACGCTTTGATATCAGCGGTCAATTCAAGCTGGGCACTAGTCATGCCCGGCAATTTCTTGGATTCTTCAGGCACGAAGTCGTCAACGACGACGCCATATTCGGCCTGAGAAACACCAAATTTAACTTTAGTCATGCTAAAATTTCCTCCTATAAAAAGAAGACCACCTAAACAGGCAGTCCTTGAGATGAAAATGTCGCCGTGATCATCCGCAATTGTGGCGTGTCATGGTCGACATAAGAGTTGTGTGTGATGCGCTCCCACCCAGCGTCGTGCATGGAAGTTTGAACCATTTTGTCGAGCTCTGAAGCTTCTGGAATTAATTCCTTTTTTACCCAGAAATCGACTTGTACTACGGGTGTTTCGATGATACGTGCATCGTCTGCATACAGGGCAAAATCGCCAGGAACATCAGTGATGCGAATCCACGGTGAAAGTTTGACGATATCAGTATCGGTAACGTTATCGAAATCTGGCGTCCCAATATAGACACCATCAAGTGGATCTACATAACCACGGATTTCATCCATGCGTTTTTGTAAATCCTTATCAGCGCCAAGCACTTCATAAGCAACAGCAGAGGCAATCATGTCAGCCACCCACTTTCAGATGACTGACAAAAGTTTCCAAAATTGGTTGCCGCATCTTTTGCTGAGTTTCTTCCACAAAATGTTGTGGTGATTGCTTCGAAGTCCCTGAGTTTGGAAAGTGGACGCGATAGCCGGTTTCTTTACCATACCCAACGTCTACTTCAAGATTGCCACCACGATCGCGAACATTTGTGGTTTGAATATCATCACGCATATGGGTTGGGTCATCGGTTTCACCGGACCACACGGGCGTACCACCGCGCAAGGCGTCAGCAAATTCTTCTGCCCCGTCGCGTAACGCCGCACGTGCATTTTTCTGGATACCGAAATTAAGTGCTTGGATTTTTGCAAGCATATCTGCTTCTCCAGTGACACTCATGCGCCCACCCGCTTTCCTGTAATCGTCGTGATGTCACGACGCTGATAGTCAGGATCTAGGCCTGTGATTTCGTAAATTTGACCACGCCACTCAATACGCCAAGTCGGTTCGATTTGCTCGTCAGTCAAAAAACGCACGATAAAAGTCGGCGAATCTATTCGGATACCCAAATCAGTTTTAGCTTCGCGGATTGGAAGCTTTGGCACTTCAGCCCAAACCGTCATATGCTCGGTCTTTTGATTGGAAACCGGAACGCCGTTTACCTTACCAGGTGAATAGCTAACAAAAGTGATGCGTTCTCGCATATTATTCGTCCTCATTCGGTACCTCCGCGCGCAATTGATTGACGATGTTTGCGACTGGCTCAATCAATTGATAGCGCATGATTTCAGCACCTTCACCGCGGTAATCGTAATCTTCTTTGACCTGTTTCATCACGGCCGTAAAAAAACGGTCACGATAAAGTGGTTCGGAAAGTAATG